TAAGAAATGAGTAAGATTGTCACACTAATGATTTTAGATACAGAAGAGATGACTGAGTGGAAGAGAACCACAATGTATGAAGACATCAGTGGCGAAGGATTTACTACTGATGATTACATCATTATGTTAAATGCAGCCTATGAAAAGTTGTCATTTAAATTTGATACGATGGCTGGCGTTAATCTGTTTGATCATGTTTCTGAAAATAACGATGCAGAAGTATAAGTCAAAGTTAGAGAAGCAATTCGCAGAGACATTCAAACTACCTTACGAACAGGACAAAATAAAATACACAATTGACCACACTTACAATCCAGACTGGACAGTATCATCTAATGTTTTCTTAGAGACGAAAGGTATCTTTGATTTTGAAGACCGCCGCAAAACATTAGCAGTGAAGAGTCAACACCCACACATCACAGTCGCATTAGTCTTTCAAAATGCAAAGGCTAAAATCTACAAAGGATCAAAGACCACGTATGCTGAATGGTGTGACAAACATAAAGTGATTTGGTTCGACGTAAAAGATCAAGCAAACATAAAGAAATTTATTGATGAACAACGAAATTCTATTTGAACCAATTGGAGCACAAGAAGAAGTCTGGAATGCAATGCTCTATTCTTCTAAGAACATTTGTGCTGTTCTACCAGTTGGATCAGGTAAATCATACATGGCTGGTCTATTGTTGCCGACAGCCGCAACTACGCCCAGTATGCACAAAGGGCGTGACATACTGTATGTTGCTCCGACGTATCCGATGATCGAACGTATCATTTGGCAAGGACTAAAGAAGAACTGTATTGACCATTGGGGACTTCAAGATGAAAGAGACATTAACAACTCGAAGAAGATTATCACCTTTAGTAACGGTATCCGAATCCATTGCGTATCAGCTGAAACTGGACTCAAAGGTATCAACGCTGGACTCATTGTTGCAGATGAAGCAGCAGAGTTTAGTGAAGATGCCTTACAGGAGTTATCCAATCGTATCAGACCTATACCAGGAGTTGAGGGATCAGTTGGACGAATGATCCTCATCAGCACGCCAGAAGGTAAGAATCCGTTTCATACTATGTATGAGAATGCGTGTGCTCACCCAGATCGTTGGATTACCATTCACAAGAATTACAAACAGATGCGAGTGCAGTTAAAGTCCTGGATTGAAGAGCAGCGTTATCTACTAAGCCCACTCAAGTTCAATAAAGACTTAATGTGTGACTGGGGAAGCGTCGAAGATCAATTCTATTACACCTGGAAACGTGAATACGCTGTAGCAGAAACATTTGACAGAGGTGGAGACCTCTACACCTTCCACGACTTCAACAAGAAATGTATGACAGCAATCGTTGCTCAGGTCGTCGGTAAACCTTTTACTAAGACAGGTAAGATTGAAGTTCTAAAGTCATACGCAGTTGAGTCAATTGGTATCAAAGACTTTGCTCAGATCATACGTAATGACTTTCCAAAGAGAACCTTACTCACTGTTATGGACCGATCAGGCAATCACGAGAACAGAGATACAACCTCCGACTTCGGAGTAACGGACCAAACCATCTTAGAATCATTCGGCTTCAGAATCATAAGTAACGCAAAGAGTAATCCGTTTATCGCTGATACTGATAACTCAAGTAATTCATTTATTGGTCAAGGACGATTAGTCATACCGTTACACGAACAGAAACTGATTGACGCAATTGAAACGTATCACTTCGAGGACGGATTCAGAAAAGCATTGCACAAATACAAAGAACAGAAATACATGTTCATTGACGGACTTGGTGACTGCTTACGCTATGGTATTCATTACCTATTCCCAATGCAGCATTCAAGTGACGACTATGTTTCTGAATACATTGACAGCGATCAAACCTTCTGGCAAGAACCTGGACAAGAACACTTAACACCTGGAGAAGTCAATTATGTCGACGGAAAGCCATCGTTAAAGAAGCTTTTCAAAGACATGTTAGACGAACAAGACGATGAACACTGGTGTTAGTCAAACTGATGCTAAATACTACTATCCCACTAAGGAAATAAATAAATGTCAACACAAACAGAATTAATGACACCTTCTTATCTAATGACGTTGATTCTCCCACAAATGAAACAGTTGCGAGCAGCTTATGAAGGTGGGATGACATTCAAGAAAGAGGTCCTTATCGCACGTAAAGGTGAAGATAAGAACTTATTCAAAGACAAGATCGAGAACGTAGCAGCACAACCAGTCTGCAAATCAATTATTGAAGAGATGATTGACATCATCTTCGAACAAGATCCACATCGTGATCTCGCATTCCTAAACAGTAACTATCAACCTATTACGACTCCGCTATGGATGGAAGACTTTATCGTCAACGCTGACTTAGAGAACAACACTCTGTCAGACGTAATGGAGACAGCAGCAACGTTAGCCTCTATTGAAGGATGGTCTTGGATCTTTGCTGACTTACCGGAAGAAGCCAAAGAAGGCAATCGACCATACCTATCAGTTACCTCTGCTGAAAATGTTATTGATTACGAATACGACACTGAAGGTGCTAAGTCAAAACTATGCTACATGAAGATCGTCGAATTTCAAGATCAAGAGAAGATGATTATCAAAACCTGGGAAGCAGGTGAGCAATACGCTGATCCAGAGACAGGTATCATAACTGACATTCCTACTGTAGCGAAACGTTATTGCATCGACCTACTTAACCGAGCAGCCGCTGGTGCTGAAACATTCCCAGATGAGATCTATGAGTTCCCGTGGGACTATCAAATTCCAGCACACCAATGTGTTCCTGTTCCCGACTTAAAGAATAGATTTATTGGCTGTTCTGACATTACTGATGCAGCAGACGTCCAACGCGAATTGCTACGACTTGAAGCAGAAGCCTTCGACAGTATTCGATTTAGTAAGCCACTTATCCGTGCTAAGTCGAATGTTAAAATTCCAGCAGGTGGTGGTGGTATTGCTCGCGGCGATAAAGACGACGTTGAAGTATTTGAAATCCCAACTGCTGACATTGACAAGATTCGTTCACAACAAGACTCAATCATCAAACAGTTAGATGCTTACATGGGTCGTTCAAACATTCGCAATACTAAGACGCAATCACAGTCTGGCATCAGCATCGTTGAGGAACGTCGTGGTCTGCATCGTAAAGCCGCAACACGCGCTCGAGTAATGCAGTCAACTGAAGAACAAGTATTTGAATTAGTCGCCTGGCTAATGAACTTAGTGTGGGCAGGTAAGATTGAATACAACACAGACTATGAAGCCAAGGATACACAATTTAGATTAGCGTTATTGAAGACTGCTAAAGAGTTATCTATCAACCCAGTAGTGCAAAGCATTATTGATTTAGAGGTTATTAGATTGATTGCTCCGCCAGATGAATTAGCATCTTATTTGCAAAAAGTCAAAGTTTCTGAAACGAGCATAAATAACATTAAGACAATGAATGAGACGGCACCAAACGAAGTAACTGGTACTGAAACAGAAATTGAACAACAACCGTAATACACTTCGGGTATAAGAGCCCGTCAAAACTTAAAGGAGTAATACAAAGTGGCAGATGCAAACCTCGGTGGTTCCGATAACCAAAACAGTAACGACAACGGTGGTACCGACAACCAACAAGAACAACCAAACCTCGGAGCAATTCGTAAGTCTGGTCAATACGATGTGCTAAACCCACTATCGAAAATCGCAGGACAGCAATTTGCAAATACGCATGATGCTCTTGCTTTTGTTGAAGGGTTGATAGCTAATTCGAAGAAGGACTCCGGTGGTTCCGATAACCAGAAACAAAATGAAAAGAAACCTATTCAGTCAAGCGGTGAAATTGCCGAACTTAGACAGATGATTCAGTCACTACAATCGGACTTGAAGAGTAAAGACACAGTAGTTCGTCAAACAAATCTTCAATCACAGATAACAGCATCAATGAGCAAAAACGGATTTGATCCGAGTATGTTCGACCTTGCTTCCTTAGAGTTCGAAAAGCATGTAGCGTTTGGTGATGATGGTTCGTATTTCATTAAAGGCAAGGATGGTAATCCAAGACTTGATCAGAATGGTGATCATTTAACGTTGGACCAACTTGCTGGAGAAATCTTAAAGAGCAGACCTAAGCTGGCTAAAGAAGAAGTCAGAACTGGTACCGGTTCCAAGTTTGGATTTAATGGGTCACGTGATAGTGGCAACATTCCAAACGCAGCAACTGATCCTGAAGCATACAAGGCCTGGCGTAAAGCCAATGGTGTTGGGCAACGTGGATTAGGCGGAGTTGGTGTTAGCGTCAAATCTCAAAACAATTAACATACACAAAAGGAAATAAACATGTCTTACTTACTTGGTGGTACAAACGGCGAAAGCAACACCTTTGAAACGGTTCTTGCTAACGAAGCACTCTTAGCAGTTCACGAATCGAGCGGTCTTATTAACCTGACCAACACGGTTACTCCTAACAGCGGAAACACTTACAAAGTGCCGAGCATGGGACCACTGGGCTTCTCGGATTACAATGAAGCAGCTGACACAGGTGGTGATGTTCAAACAGCATCTTTTGGTGCTAAAGAGATTACTGCAACTCCTCATGTCCTCCCGACTGAGTTTGGTAACTTCTTGCTGAAGACGGACGCGATTGGCGTTGCAGCTTCAGTTGGTTCAGAAATTGGTATGGCGTTTGCTGAAAAAGCAGACATCGTTGCCGCTAAAGCGTTCTCTGGTTTCAAAGCCACTGTTGGCGACACTAACTATGCTGCTTCTGCTGATGGCGTAACTCGTCCGTCCGCTCTTGGCGCATTGGAATTGCTGGCTGTTGGTGACACCGCTTCTGGTGCTGCTGCTTCTGAAACAGTTGTTGCATTGGTTCGCAAAGTTGTTGGCGCATGGCGCAAATCGCGTAATGCTGGTAAGCCAGTTATCGTGCTTGGTACAGAAGAAGCTGATCGTCTGTTAGCAGAACTAACCGATCCAACTAAGCAGTTGACCCCAGCTGGTATTGAACTCCAATCCACTGGTGAGATCGCTAACTTGTATGGTGCTCGTGTTGTGTTCACAACGTTCCTGAGCTCTGCTTCGCGTGCAGTTGATGGTGCCGCCGCAGCGTCGGTTCGCATTGGTGCTGCATTTGGGCCGATGGCACTTACGTCGGTTCTCGTGTCTGGCCTCGAAATTGCAATGGGTCCTAAGGATGGCGGATTGAAGACTTGGTTGACTGGTACTGGCTACTTCGGTGCTGGCGTCAGCGATACACGTCGTGGTTTTGCTATCAACATCGCCTAAGCAATAGAGATAAAGATTAGGGGCAGTGTGTAACAGCATTGCCCCGCAAACAACACATAAAAGGATAACACAAATGGCGCTTGCTTCTACATTAACCCCACAAGACATAATCGATCTTGACTTACGAGTCAGCAATGCTACGGTCGACGATGTTGCGTTCTATGATAGGGCAGGCTACAAGAGAATTGATCAATTGACTAAAGGTGATCAGGATACATTGCTCATCAACACTCTGTTACCGAAAGCAAGCATCGAACTATTGATCGCGCTGGAAGTAAGTTGGTGGCCAACATTTGCTGCAAACAGAAGCCTCAACGCAAATAAAATTGTAAGTGGCAAAACTGTAACAGCATTCGATCCAGCAAAACTAATCAAACAAGGTCAACCACTAATCGAACTTGAAGTATTCAAAGCAGCTGAATTGTTCTACTCCACCATCGTAACAGACGTGGCAAACGTGAATGAGAAAGACGCAGCGAACTACGAGTTTGCAGCAAAACGATTTAGTGACGCCTGGACAAAAGCAACTATGGAATCAGCATTTTACGATGTTGATAGTGATACGACGATAGACCAAGATGAAAATGCTTCAGACCAGGTAGATCCAGCGTATTATAACGGCGATAGGAGATACTTCTAAATGCCGTTAGTAACAACCGATCAAGTAATGAATGCACTCAACAACCAACTTAGTAAGAAAGGTGTTGAGACTGAAGTCTTTTCTGAGTTCCCCAGCGATGAGGACACAGTTTCTGAAGGCATCTACGTCGCCAGACTCTACCAATCGGATAGAGAAGCTTTATTTACTTCAATGAGCAATACAGGAAGCTCTTACAAGCTAACTGACACTATTGAAATGTATCTCATTCATGCTCAACAGGATCCATACGTTGATGCGTTCTTAGATGTTTTTGCAAAACTAATAGACGATCCAATTTTCAAGTTGTATAGCCCACGAGATTACAAAGTGGAACAAGTGTTTCAGAACAACAGCGAGCGTTACCGTATTATCTTTAGCCTCACTAGGCACCAACTAACTTAAAAGGAAACAGAATCATGGCAGAATTTATCATCTCCCCAGGACAAACAGGCACTCTTAACGACACGTCGCCGGTAGCAATTACCATCACCGTTGCCGGCAAGACTGGTCCGCTCGTAATTGAGAACTTAGACTCATTCGACAACCCAATGACTACAGAACTGTATTCGTTCATGACTATGAACAATGCAGGTAAACGTCAATTCCCGACGGTAACGTCTGGTACGATCAGTGGCAACATGATCATCACTAAAGATGGATACGAAGGTATCGTAGCTGACGTGGCGAACGTTGCTGGTTCAGCTGGTCAACTCGGCGTGTTCGCTCTTATGAATGCTAAGACCAAGATTCATTGGACGTATAACATGGGCGCAACGGTCTACAATGGCGACGGTTACTTTACAGCAATCGGACCTAAAGTATCGGCTACTGCAACTGCATGGACGACTCCGATCACTATTACAGTGGACGGCGCAGAATCAAAAGCTCTGTAATCGATGTAAATCAAACACAGAGGGAGTCATTCGTGACTCCTTTTGTTTTGACATAAATAAGAGTGTAGCACAAGAGGAGATGAACAGATGATAGTTGAAAGTTTAACCACCAGAGAGGCACTAACGTCTGCTTTGGAATCTGCAGCAAAAAGTCAAAACGAACTACGATGCGCTCAAGCTGACCTACGTAAGGCAGAAGGGCGAGTATCCTTTATCATACTGGTATTGAATACGCTGATTGAACAACACAAAGGAGATTAACAGATGAACCTAACCAAATTCGCAACAAAACAAGCCCCTAAGAAACTCACAGCAACACCAGTGTCTGACCACGAGATTGAAAAGTTTAAGAAACTTGAAGGTGAATCTCTCGAGTTCTACATTATGTGGCCAATGTCTCTTACTGACGTTCTACGTATCAACGAGATGCTTGTGAAAGACGTGGTGTATGAACTCGTTGTTGATCCAGAGACAACCGAACTATTGTTCGGTGAGGGTGTTCAGATCAACGACATTGCTTACCTGGGACCGATGGCTCGCGCTATCTTTGAAGAACTGGGAAAGTAACAGGGGAAGCATTAGATCCTGAGTCTGAGTATGTCGGTAAGATAATGATGGTAGACAAGATGGCACAACGGTATCACATGTTGCCATCTGTCTTACTAAACCAAGCAACAATCTATGATTTACGTGTAATGGATGTTGCTGATAGCTATGTCAATTACCGACGTGCATTACAGGAGAACAAAGGCCGACCTCCTGCCCCTAAGATGACCGAAGAAGAAATGGTAGCACGAATAGAGAAAGCAACAGCAGAAGCAAGAGCAAAAGGAAAATAAATGACATCGTTTGACGATTCAGCATTCAGGAAACAGATGAGTGATCTCAGTAACATCAACAAAGAGATCGCTCAACCTATCTATAAGTTCTTCAAGGATGCAACTCCAAAGAGAACTGGTAATGCTCGCAATCAAACGAAACTGTCAGTTACTAAAGACACTATCGTCATTAGTGCAAATTATCCTTACGCTACAGAATTAGACGATGGTGCTTCTAAGAAGGCGCCAAAAGGTATGACTAAACCAGCCGAGAAAGAGGTAACCCGATTAGTCAATAACTTCATAAAGAAGATAGGATAACACGCACATGGCCGACATTAAATCAGCACTAACAATTAACAACTCGCAGTTTCAAGCTGCGATCTCACAATCAACAAACTCAGTCGCCGGCCTCGGAACTAAATTAGTAGCTACTGGTGCTGTTGGCGTAGAGGCATTCAATAAGTTAGCATCAGCAGCAGAAGTAGTTACCTCTAAGATGAATTCAGTAGGGGGCGCTATTGTTGGTGCTGGATTGATCTCATTCGCACACGCCGCAGCAGAATCAGTATCACAGATGGTCGATCTTGCTAAGTCAGTTGGCGTATCAACTCAAGCAATGATGGAAATGAACTTAGCGGCAGTTGCTGCTGGTTCAAGTGGAGAAGAAGTTGCTAAGATGATTCAGAAGATGAACATCGCAGCTTTGGATGCAGCAAATGGCAATACTAAACTCCAGTCTGGTATGGAAGAACTTGGAGTTTCTCAAGATTATCTAAGAACACATTCCCCAGAAGAAGCCTTTAAGAAGATGGCAGCAGCGTTGGGTGAAATGTCTGACGTTAGCAAACGTGCTACCTTAAGTATGGACATCTTTGGTAAGACAGGAAATAAACAAGTCTGGCAAGATCTGTCAGACGGAATGAACAAGTATTCCGGAACACAGAAAGAAGCAGCCGCAGCAACTGAATCAGCTAAGAAGGTTATGGATGAGTTAGCAGTTGGCGCAGAGAATGTTAAGAATCAATTCATTCTGTTGCTTGAACCAGTAACTTCATTCGCAGCACCTATGATTGATGGTCTTGGTGGAGCCAAAGCGGCAGCAATAGGATTAGCTGGTGCAATGACATTGTTCGCAGGTGCGTCAGTCATCACAGCAGTTAGAACAGTTGTGTCAGGTGTTGGAGCCTTAGCAGCAGCAATGACTGGTTCTACTATCGCAACAGCAGCCAACACCGCAGTTACTATCGCCAACAGTCGAGCAGTTGATACTTTCATGTCTGGTGCTTATGCTCGTTTAGGTAGAGCCACAGCGACGGCCGCAGTAGCTCAAGCAGAATTAAGTGCGTTACAAGTCACAGGCACCGCCACAGCATTAGCTTTGGCAGCAGCAGAAGAAAAATTAGCAGCGGCACAATTTAGAGTTTCTATCGCACAAGAAGCTCAGACCTTAACGGCAGCAGCATCAACAGCCGCAATGGCAACTCAGACCGCGGCTGCTACTGTATCGACTGAAGCATCATTACTAACAATGACGGCGGTTGGCGGGCTGTCTGCTCGTCTACTTGCATTGATCCCGGTCGCAGCGATGGCAGCAGTAGCCTTGCTTGGTGTATGGCCAAAAGATCTTAACGAAGGTGAAGATGCGTTAGTTGCGAAGATGAAGGAGATGAATAAGTTGATGCAAGAGCAACAGGCTCTTGATCCTAAATTCCTCGACAACTATTACAAGCTCAGTCCAGAAGCACAAGAAGCTCTACAAAAACAATTAGTTCTTCAGAAGCAGATGAACGTTGAGTCACAAGCTCAATCAGTATTGTCACCGGCTAAGAAGACCACTGTTGATAGTTCCGCCTTAGATGCTATTAAAGCTCAAGGTGAATCATTACGTCTCAACAATACCTTAGCAAGAGAAAAACTTGAATTGGATGTTAAGTCATTACAGATGACAGAATCACAAGCTCAAGCAGCAAGCAACAGACTTGAAGCTGAATCAACTATTCGTCAAAACAGTCTGAAGGCTCAACAAGAGATACAAAAGCTTGAAGAACAAGCAGCAAATCTAAAAGGCACTGATAACATTAAGGCCGAACAGCTAATTGCTCAAACAGGTGAGATCAAGAAGCAATTAGCCCTAAGCAACGAGCAAGTGATCGCATTAGAGAAGCAAAAGAATGCAGTCAATGATGCTAAGACAGCCGAGAAAGATCGTATCATTATTCAAGAGCTGGGACTAAAGATCAATCAAGAAGAGCTTGATCTTAGAACTCAAATTGGATTGGTCGGTGCTACGAACGAACAGAAGGCATTAGCTGACATACAGAAACGTATTGACGCAGAGGTTCAAGGCGAGATCAAAATCGCAATGGCTAAGAATGGTAACAGACCAATCACAAAAGAATCTGAAGAACAAATTCGTGCTACAGTTACTCCTAAGTATGACCAGGAGAAAGAGTTAGCCGTAAGCTTGCAAAAAGCAAACGACGCAGAAGCAATTCGTTTAGCTTACATGTCTGCAGAAGAAAAGATCTCGACTAACATTCAAACCATGCAGCGTGACGCTGACGAACTAACGATGACTAATGATCAGATCAAACTGAACAACATTAATCGTCGTATTGATGCAGAAGTAGAAGGCATTGTAAAAATTCGTCAAGCTCAACAAGGCAACAAGCCATTGTCAGAAGATGAAGTTGCGTCTATTCGTGCTGAGTTAGAACCAAAGTTCGCAGCAGAGAAGTTAGCAACACAATCACTTATCGCTAAGTCGCGTGAGTTTGCAACCGGCTTTAAGAAGAGCTGGAATGATTATGCTGATCAAGCAACCAATGCTGCTGAACGTGGTAAGGCAGTATTCAGCGCAATGCAGACCGCAGCTGAAACAGCAATGGATAAGATACTTGGCGACAGCGACGAGACCTGGACGCAAATCTTCAACAATGCAACTAAGGCACTTATCAAGTCTGACATGAAGAACTTGTTGGGTAACTTGATGAACTCAGCAAGCGGGTCGGGTAGTAGCACAGGTGGGATCTTCTCCAGCTTAGGTAAATTGTTCGCAGGTGGATTTGCAAATGGCGGTACCATCCCTGCAGGTAGCTATGGTATAACTGGCGAAAATGGTCCAGAGGTAGTGAATGGTCCAGCAACGATTACACCGACGCAGCAAGCAGGTAACGTGACTCACATCTATCTTTCGACGATGGACTCGAAGGGTGTTATGGAAACGCTTGCTCCTTATGCTGATTTTATCCACGGATTGAATCTCAAAGGTCAACGAGCAGTAGGAGGCTAAGTTATGAGAGACGAACTATACGACGAATTTGAACAGTTCTACGGTAAGAATTGTGTTACCTATCAAATCGTAGCACATGAACCAGCAACAAGTTCATTCAGAGAAGACTTTCAAGCAGCAATGAAACAGATACAGTTCAACCGAGAGCAACACTCATTTAGGCAAACAGAGTTCTACAAAGAAATAGTTAAAAGGAGTAAAGACGAATGACATCACCGTTTCAATTTATTATCGACGAAGCAGTTGACGTGCTGCCAAACAAGCGAGCAGTCGTTGCATCTACAATGTCGCGTAACCAGACAGTAAGAGCAACGTCACGTGGTGGACGCATTTGGCGTTTCACTGTTACTCCATCACCTGGTATGCGTTGGTCAGAGTCGCGTGGCCTTATTGAGAAGATGGACAAAGCTGACATGTTCACAACTGCAACTATTGACTTCAACTTAGCAGCGTCAAACTTTGTTTATGGCTATCAAGGAAACATGTCAGGAAACATGACTATTTCTTACACACAAGGCAGTGATACTGTCAATGTTACTGGTGGCACAGGAACGTCTGGTTTTAGGTTCAAAAGTGGCGATTTATTGCAGCCTGCAGGCTCAAAACGAGTCTATTCTGTGGTGGAAGACGTGCCTTTTAATAGCACGTCAGTATTACTAAACCGCCCAATTATTGATGCAACCGGAACTGCTGATTGTATCTATGGTCGTGCTTGTCAATTTCATGTTATCTGCACAGCAATGCCAGACTACAAGATTGTCAGTTATGATCGAATTGAATGGTCAGGCGTATTTACCTTTGTGGAGAGTTTAGCATAATGGGTATCAACTTATCAGCATACACTGGAGTTCAACAAGCTACATTCGTTAGAATGGTATTAACCGTAAAGAATCCAGTTACTGGTGTTTTAGAGACATACGTTGTTCGCATGTCCAGTCACGATGTCCCTTTCACATTAACAGAGTTTGACGGAGTTGCTTATCAGTATGAACCAGTTGGTGCTTTGCTACAAGTGTCCGGAGTTGATGCAGACATCAAAGCAAAACAGAATGATGTCACGATCACGTTGAGTTGCATTGACAACCAATACATGAACGACATCCTAAACAATCCTACTAAAGGTGCACCAGTTGAAATAAGACGTGTATTCTTTAACATTCAGACAGGTCAATTCTTAGACATTCCAGGCAATCCAAGTATGGAGTTCTCCGGAGTAGTGTCTAATCTTAACTTCGCAGAGGACTGGGACGAGAATGGTGGTCAGTCAGTTACCTCAACTGCTACGTTGACTTGCTCATCGTTCTTATCAGTCTTGCAAAACAAAGTGTCTGGACGACGCACAAACGAGTCGGACCAAAAGTCGTGGTTCCCAGGAGACAATGCGTTAAATAGAGTTGCAGTGGTTTCTTTAGGAGTTCAATACTTAGGTGGAGATACACCATCAACACAAGCTGTTGCCCCAGTAGGCCGAACAGTTACGATTGCTTAAATAGTAATAACAAAAGGATAAACAGATTATGGGATGGTTAAGCGCGATTGGTTCGATGTTCAGTTGGCTTGGTGGTGAAGGCATAGGCTCAAGTCTTGCTCGTATCGCTATCGGCCTTGGCATTAGCAAACTTCTAAACAAAACAAACGAGAGTGGTGCTGGTTCAAATTCAAGTTCGACTCCTCAAGGCACGAGACAACAAATCGCAGCAGCAACAGACAACAAGGTGCCAGTTGCTTACGGCGATTCTTATTTCTCTGGCACACAAATCGATCAAGAAACATTCAATGCAAACAAAGAGACCATCGTTGCATTAGACCTTTGTGAATTACCAGGTGACATCTTCAGCTCATCGCCGGCTAATCCAAGTGCTCGTATTGAGTCTGACATTATTATTGATGAGATCTACCTCAACAATCAACTGATCACTTTCAAATCAGACGGCACAACCATTGACTATACGACAGACGACACAGGTGTTCGTGATACTAACGCACAAGGACTTTGCGGTATCTATCTGTATAAGGGTTCAAGTAACAACCCAATGTTGCCTTGCACTCCAGGAACAAGAACACCTATCGCAGGAACAGTGCCGCCAGTTGCTTACGAGATAATTCCAGTCTGGGACAATACTTGTCGTAACCAAAACAAGATCTTTGCGTTGATTAAGATGAACTTTGATCCAAGCAAAGGTCTACACTCATTACCAACATTCAAGTTTCACGTTAGAAGCACAATGAATAAGGTAGGTGACTGCTTACACGACTATTCAACTAATGTTATGTATGGTGCAGGACTACCAGAATCGCTCATTGATAACCAAAGCATTATTGATCTGAACGCGTATGGTGACGAGATGGTCACGCTTGGTTCTTATCCAGCACAACCACGTTATCGATGTAACGGTCTTGCTCGCACAACAGAAACAGTTCTATCGAACATGACGAAGATCGCAGCAGCTGGCGGAGCAGTAATCAGCTACGACATTGGCACTGGTAAATTTGCGGCAGTCATCAACAAGTTGATACCTAAGACAATGGACTTTGACGACAGCAACATTCTTGGGCAGCTTGGTGTATTCTATACTGACTTGACTGGAATGTATAACAAGGTCGAGGTTCAGTTCCCATACAAGGTGCTGAAGGATCAATACAACTACGTTCGATTTGACTTGCCAGAGATCTACCGCAACGCAAATGAGCCAGTCAACATTCTGCAAATCACTCACGAGTTTGTGAATGACCCAGTGCAGGCTACTATTCTTGCGAACTTAGACTTACGTCAGACTCGCGAAGATCAAAGTGTAACATTCAAAACTGACTACAGCAAATACAACGTAGCCATTGGCACAGTTATTCAAGTTACAAATCCAGTTTATTTCCCAACAGGTAAGCAGTTCAAAGTTATTCGAATCAAGAAGAATGAGAGTGATTCTGGTCAGCTTACTTTAGAGATCACAGCACAATCATACAATCCTGATGTCTATACAGTTGAAGACATAAGTGACTTTGTTCCGTTGATTGGTGCTGGTCACTCGTTGCCTGGTATCACTGCTATTCAGAAACCAGCAAAGCCAACAGTTGCCTCAACAACTATCTCCAGTCAGCCAAGCATCTCTGTTACAGGTATAGTTCCAGAAGGACTTGTAAACTTGATTGAGTTCTGGCAGGCTACTGCATCTGCTCCGACTCTTTATACTGAGATGGGCAGCATGAGACCAGAGAATGGTGGTCTATTTACAACTGGCGATGTGGTCACATTTAGAACAGTTGAGCTCAAGACTGAGACTTACTTGTTTAGAGTTCGAGCTTCTTACAACGGAACATCGTCGTCAGAATTCAGTGATGATTCGAATCCATTAGCGTATGTTTATGTTCAGGCTCCAGACGTGTTGAAGTATACGACACCAACAGTCGACAGTTCGGGCAACGACGCAACATCGGCTGCCGGCGGACTCAGTCTTGGTTTGCTCGCATTTAGCCTAGCCTCAAAATTAAACTGGTTTAGTAATGGTGGTATTCTATCTGGAAATGCAAACGTATCAAGTATCTTTGGTCTGACGAATTCACAAGTAACCGAAGTCAATAATGCAATAGCAAAGGATAAATCTGCTTATGAGAATGCTAATGCATCTACTGGTCTTGCTAATCAAGCTGCGTCGGACGCAGCCGCAGCAAAAACTACAGCTAATCAAGCAGCAGCAACAGCAGCCGACGCATTAGCTGCAATAAACTCATTAGGCGGAAATACCGCGATTACAACTAGAACTGTTACTCTTAACGGTGATGTATTTCCTTGCTTATTTGGTTCTGGACCACAGGATGGTGCAGTGGATTCTCGTGCTGGTATTTTTACACACTCTAGATTAGTTTTTGCAGGGTCAAAAGTTACAGACGAATTGCCAGATACAAATGTTATCACTGCAACGACATTATTATCTGCTAATGTTGGAGGAGAAAAACAGAACTTTTATAATTATCCATCATTGAGTTCTGGTCATTGGTCTAAAAAACCAGTCTATGATGAGACATCTACCGATCAATACTTATACGGATCTGCTATAACTCTTTATTACTCTACTGCTACCTATACTAGCGGCAACTTAGATGATCAGTCTTGGTCAGCTTGGAATTTGGTTAATAAGGAAACTGGCGTTACTGGATTAGCTCCAAATACAATAACGAGCACATCTACCGTATCTTATACTAATCCAATACCTGCTGAAACCAATGAGGACTACACAGTCGATAGTAAGTTTGACACTAATGGTGTAGCTGTAACATCATTAACACCAGACAGTGCAATCAACAATTATGATCCGTTTAAGCCAAACATTGCTATTACAACGACTACTATCAGTAAGTCTGAACCAATTGATACACGAGCTCAAAATTTAGAAGTTTCTCTGACTGGGAATTATCAATTTACTGCTGGCTCGAATAATCTTATTCGATTTGGCGTATCAGTTTTTAATCTGCCGAATGCTACTCCATTTAATAACAATACAGTCGTCGGTCATGTTGGACCTAAGGTATTATTAACGTATCCGAATGCTGTAGCCTTTAAGCAAATTGCTAACAATGGTTCTAGATTTGTAGGTATAAATGCGGCGAATGATAAAGTGTATTGGTCTGATGATGGTAGAACTTGGAATCGAGTGCAGCTACACTCAGAAGTCACTACTGCTGATCAATGGAGTCTTACATCTACTGCATTCAAATACTTACTTTGGGATGGAACAAAGTTTATAGCATACGGGGTTGTTTCATCTTATGTTACAACAATAACTCGCGACTATTCAGTTACTCCAGATACGTTAGTAGTTACTCCAAACACCCCTTGGAGTAACACCGCGACATCAACTGACGGTAAAGTTTGGGTAGAACATGCGTTAGGTGATGTTTCTGCTTTTTTACAATCACCAATAGAGATAGCTTTTGGCGGCGGCAAGTATGTTGCTGTCAACTCAACTGGCTATCAGACTAGCACTAACGGATTATCCTGGACTAGTTCTGCTGCAGGATTATTATCTTCTCCGAATACAATTGTCTATGACGGATCAAAATTTATTGTTGGGACTAACTTATCAACGGGAGTATTAGTTAGTTCGTCTGATGGTTCAAGTTGGTCTGTATTACCCGGATTGTCTGACCCTACCACAATGCAGTCTGTTACTACTGGCAGAGATGAAT